GAACTACCCGAAGACTGTGTCGGATTTGTTTATTTGATCACAAATAACAAGACCGGCCGGAAATATATTGGAAAAAAATTAGCAAAGTTTAGCAAGACCACATACAAAGTAGTAAAACTCAAGAACGGCAACAAGAAACGCAAGCGAATCAGAAGCAAGATAGACTCAGACTGGCAACTATACTATGGCAGCAACGATCAACTCAATCGAGACATTCAAGAGCTAGGCTCAGACAACTTCACAAGAGAAATATTATTTTATTGCAGATCAAAGGCTGAATGCAGTTACGTAGAAGCTAGAGAACAATTTAATCATCGAGTCTTGGAATCAGATGACTACTATAATGGGCAGATAGTTTGCCGCATACATGGTAGTCACATCAAAAATAAAATTTAAAACTTAGATAGGCAACTTTACCGACACAGTTTGATCGAGGCAGCTCGATCCCCATCGAAGAACGGTGTGATACCCGGTCTGGAAAACTTTGGGCGTCAAAGGCAATTGCTAACTTAAGGCAACAAATGGTTTGAGCTCTGTGAAAAAGACACAACTCATGCTTATAGGACTTGGATTTATCATTGGGTCACTAGGGTTCCGTTGATATGTGAAGCTTGAGTAGGGGGTACCGGTCAACCGCCTCCGCGTTGGAAACAACAATCTCATTATGATAAAGTGACTGTGCTACTCGGATAATGTAGAAGTCACATTCACCGTGCATACGGTGAATTGTGACCATAATATCTGGATAATGCTAAAGAAAAACAATCATGTCTGAGCACAGCGAAAGACATAGATTAGCGTAGCTAATCTTTCAGTGACACTCAGAATTGGTCAGGCCAATCACGAAACAAGGCATGCTGTATGTCTCCAGCAACAAACTGATTAAAACTTTTGTGTTTCACTTCGAGTTCTCCCTCCAATGGAGCAACACGACGGAACGCCGAATCCATCTGCGCCATGTCTCGGAACTCCATGAGTATCATCCATTCTGGCATGTCGGCAATACTACGAAAACCCATTTTACAACGAGTAATTCTGTATGATTCCATTTTGCCTTCGCTTACTAAATGATCAAAGAAACTGCGCATGCCGTTGGTCCATTCCAGATCCGAAATGTCGCCTTCTTTGTTTGCCCAAATTGTGTATAAGTCTGCCATTATTGTAGTGTCCCTAAAATTTCAAAGCCCTCTAAGCCTTGTTTGTATAAGTGTGCTTGATCTAAGTATAAGAACTTGAAACCTCGTTCTCTATAAATGGCACACTCGGTTTTCAAACTTTCTATGCCCAGTCGGGTTCGTGGATTGTGATAAGTCCATGCAAACTGACTGGCTAGAACGTTTTCCGTGTCGTAACGTTTCATTAAACTAAACGCTACCAATTCTCCTTCTTCTCTGTAGCCTATGACATCTGTGCTGAGATCGGTAAACTGACTGTCAAACAAAGGCATTACACTGGCAAAGTGTTTGTAGATGCAGTAGGTTCTATAGATATCTTTGAGTTGTGCGACGTTGGGCTCACGCAGGTATTCCCACGCTACTGTGGGTTGATAAGTAGTTTCCGTCAATCGTATTCTGGCAAATTGGTAAGTCACTTGCGTGGGTCCTCTCTGTGTTGAAATAACATCTGTAGATATTCTTCGGGCCATGAATCGTAAAAACCTTTTGAAGCCATAGTCTTTGCCTTGGCATTCAAATCACTTAGGCTTTGCACCAAGGCCAAGGCATACCGACCTTGATTCATTATAATGCCGTTGACTGATTCCACGTCGTCCGGGTGATCTGCTAGCGCTAGCAGATCGTGTTTTATCAAGTGTTGTTCATTAAGATCATTGACAGTTTGATTGAATTGTTTGGCAGTATAATGATGACCTTCATACGCCAAAACAACTACACTTTTAGATATTCCGGTGCGCCCGAGCTCTGACAGATCGGCACCAAGGTCTCGCCCAATCCTGACTTCGTAGTCCTGTTCTAGTCTGGCCTTGCGAGCATAAGGGCAAGGAGGCCAGCCACCCAGCGCAGGATTTTTAACTTCTACAAAGTCCTGAATCCAACGTTCTATATCTTGTTTTACAGTTTCTAAATCTAACATTAAAAAAATGGTAATCCTGATTTTTTGGTTGTTTCTAAATTTTCTTTGATCAATTCACTGATCAATGTTCGTTCGCCGACACTGAGTTGCAGAGCCTGGTCATATGTTAACCCACCACGCATATACCAACTCATTTGTAACGCCTCCCGTCGAATGGACTGTGTTTCTTTGTCCATGTTATCGACTAGTTCGGAAATTTGGTCAGAATCCAGGACTAGGAGGCGGACCCGAAAAAACTAGACATGTCTAACGTAAGGGTTTGTTCGTAAGTGTGTTCACAATCGGGGCAGGTCAGCTTGATAGGTTGCATCTCGGACCGTGTTTTAAGATCAATAATAAAATCACGTATTTGGTTGAACAATTTTCGATCACAGTTGGTCAACAACTCTTTGATATACTCGGGTTCACTGACCAAGGCTTGCGGTGTTTTGATTGTGGCAATGCTTTGACTCAAAGCATCTACGGTAATTTCTGTAATTTTTCTTAAGGCATCGCTCAAGGCTGTCAGTTTGTCGGTGTCAGGCGCTTCACTTTCGGGCAAGATCTGCAACAAGCGTTGATTTTCAAACTGCAACTGATTGTTGTCGTTCATGTTTTTGTAGGTCATGGGTTTGAAATAGATTTCCATGTCACCTGACTGTATAGTTTTTGAGTAGTCAGAATGTCCAATACTGTCCAGCACATTTCTTAAGTCTAATCCATGTTCGGCACCCTTTTTACAGGCTGGGCAAGTGGTTCCGAACTCCATTTCATGTCCATAAGTAGCAACACGAATAGCCACCAACAGGGTATCCACATCGCAAGAAGGAATAGCCCAGGCATCCTTGATATCGGGCACACAGCTCTGCAGAACATTTACTGTGGCCTGCCCATTGAACAAGGCATCCGGTGTCCTATAAGTGATTTCGTCAATGGCAGTCATGGGATACACTGGCAATTCTCCGGTAGCAGGCATGTTTAAAGTGCCCGGCGGATAGTAGGCGCCCTGGCTAGGCAACTTGATATAGATAGCCGGCTGTCTAAAATACTGTTTAAGTGGATTGTTTGGATTCATAGGATTTACCTCAATAAATATAATTATGGCTGATCAATACACCCCGGAAGAAATCGCTGGCATATTTGAAGCGTATAACAACGCTATTAAAACAGGAACTCCTATAACACAGGACATGGCAAATGCCTTGAAAGATGCCCAAAAAGGTATCAAAGGCTATTCAGCCGCACAGGCTAACCTATTCAAAGCACTGGGTAAAAGTGTAGCTGACATCTCCAGCGCCATGTATAAAGGCGAACAAGGCGCCAAAGGCATGGCTGATTCTATTGAATCGGTTACCACAGCTCTCACAGCATTTACATTCCTATTAGGTGGTCCTCTAGTCAAAGCCGTTAGTTTGGTTGTAATGGGCCTGTTCAAGTTTGGCAAGGTAGCCGCTGAACAGAGTGATCAACTATTTAAAGCATATCAAGATCTTGCCAAGACTGGAGCAGGTGCTGCTGACGGCATGAAGGGCGTGTTTGATAACATGCAGAAGTTTGGGTATGGTCTAGAACAACTGGATCAAATGACTGCCCTGATCCGAGAAAATTCTGAAGCACTAAGCACATTTGGTGGCACTGTATTATCTGGAACCAAGGCCTTTTCTAACTCAATGGCCGACATACAACGTAGTGATATTGGGCGTCGTTTTCAGCAAATGGGCTACACTGTTGATGATATCAACAAGTATGGTGCTGGCTATATCAAAATGCAACAAATGTTGGGTCGCAGTCAGTCTGATATACAAAAGAATCTAGTCGAAGGCACAGTCAAATACACCATGGAGTTGGATAAACTGGCTCGTATCACGGGCGACACTAGAGAAGCACAGGAAGCTAAGATAGCCGAAGCTCAGTCAGAAGATACATTTGCGGCCACAATGGATGAATTGGCCGAACAGGCAGCTGCAGGTGATGCTAGTGCCGAAGCCAGAATCAAAAAACTCAACATCCTAAATCAAACATTAACTGGCGAAGCTAGACAAGAATTTATCAAGGCCATCGGTGGCGACGTAGCAGCGGCACAAAAATTGATGATGACTGCTCCTAGAGCCTATCAAATGATGTTGGATTCGAGTTCCAGTGCTGGTGATGTCATGCGCACTCTAGTAGAAGAAGAAAAGAACACCAGAACAGCGTTTCGTGGCTTGTATAAACTAGGAGCCGCAGGCGACACATTCTTCCACTACAGCGAACAACAAAAACGTGCGGCCAAGTTTGGTGAACAGAATCTTGATCAGCAAATGGCCAATGCCGAAGCTGAGCAAACAGTAACTGATCAAACTACCAAAAATGCCGCAGACATGCGTATTAATCAGCAACAGGCTCGAGATGCGCTACAGAGCTTTGTAAACATTGGGGTTAGCCCAGCTACTGCGGCCCTTAAAGGATTTACCGGTGTTGTCAGTGGTATTAGCAAAATAGCTCCGGGCACTGTAGGCAATGGTCAAGCCATGGGTGGCGGTGCCGCTAATATAAACAGTTTACTAGACAATTTGGGTAAAAAACCTGCTCCTAAGAGCTTGTTAGACATAATTGGACAAGGCGAAAGTCGTGGAAATTACAATGCGCTAGTGGGTGGCGGAAGTGCTGATCTTACCCACATGACTGTGGCTCAAGTTCAAGAGCTACAAAAACAAATGTTGCGCGAAGGTCGTGCCAGTTCAGCTGTGGGCAAGTATCAAATGGTGTCGGGCACCCTGGCCGAGCAGATGAAAAAAGCCGGACTTGATCCTAACACAACCAAGTTTGATGAAAAAACACAAGACCTACTAGCTCAACAACTAATCAATCAAGCAGGGTATGGACGTAAAGATCCTGCCACTGTGATGCGTAATTTGGCCGGAACCTGGGCCAGCTTGCCACAGGACATGTCGGGTCGTGGCAGATACGACGGCTTCAATACCAATCGTGCCAACATTGATCCTGGTCAGCTAATGGCAGCAATCACCGGCCCTAACGGCGGCTACGACAACAAGATGTCCACGGTCAAACCATCGACCACCTTGCCTACCAAAGAAGATACAACTACAGCATCAAGATCATCCGGCAGCGACAGTGATAACATCATAGCTAGTCTAAACAGCAAATTGGACACACTCAATAGAAACATGATGGATGTTGCTGATAATACCAAAAAAACGGCGGCATACGCTGGATCGTAAATTAGTCCTAGCAAACTGATCGCTCCATAAATATACAACCATGGCAGATAACGATAATAACCGTAAACGCGGTTGGAAAAAGTATTTTAAGGTTGCTAATACTGGCGGCCAACTCAGTCCAATCTCAGGACAAAACCAATTTGGCCTAGACGGATATCCTCGACAGACCGGAGCAGGCTATGCTGATGGAACCGGCACTCCCAACGATTTTGCCTTCCGCAATTATGCCAGCCGCTTGCCAGAAGTATATTCAGGGCATCCAAATCGAATTGAACGCTATAACCAATACGAAAACATGGACTGTGACTCAGAAGTAAATGCCTGTCTAGACATTATTGCTGAGTTTTCAACCCAGGTCAATGATGACAACGGCACGCCATTTGACATTAATTTCAATGATCAACCCACCGATCATGAAATTGAAATTATCAAAAAACAACTGCAACAGTGGACCAAGTTAAACAAGTTGGATCAACGTGTGTTCAAGTTGTTCCGTAATACCATCAAGTATGGCGATCAAGTGTTTGTGCGTGACCCAGAAACATTTGAAATGATGTGGGTAGACATGGTCAAAGTGGCCCGTGTTATCGTTAACGAAAGCGAAGGCAAACGTCCTGAGCAGTATATTATCCGTGATATCAATCCCAACTTTCAAAACATGAGTGTGGCACAAAAAACCACCAGTGACTACTATGTGAGCCGTGCTACTGGTGTTGCTGGGCAGAACAATTACACAGCACCCAACGGTGGTGGCTATGGTGGTGCAGGTGGCGGAACAGGTAACAGCCGTTTTACACAGGCCATGAACGAAACCTGTATTGATGCACGTCACGTGGTGCACCTGAGTCTAAATGAAGGCTTGGATTACTTTTGGCCGTTTGGACAAAGTATACTGGAAAATATTTTTAAAGTATTCAAACAAAAAGAGTTGCTAGAAGATAGTGTGCTGATCTATCGTGTTCAACGTGCTCCGGAACGCAGAATCTTCAAGATTGACGTGGGCAACATGCCAAGCCACTTGGCCATGCAGTTTGTGGAACGTGTCAAAAACGAAATGCATCAGCGACGTATTCCTACCACAACTGGTGGTGGCGCCAACATGATGGATTCCAGCTACAACCCACTCAGCATCAACGAAGACTACTTCTTTCCGGTTACCTCAGAAGGTCGCGGAAGCGACGTAACTACCCTGCCCGGCGGTGCCAATCTGGGCGAAATTGACGATTTAAAATACTTCAACAACAAGATGGCACGGGGTTTACGTGTGCCCTCCAGCTACCTGCCCACCGGCCCTGACGACTCAGATCGGGCTATGAATGATGGTCGCGTAGGCACTGCTCTGATCCAAGAATACCGTTTTAACCAGTATTGCATGCGCCTACAACGCTTGATCATGCAGAAATTAGACGATGAATTCAAGATGTTTTTACGCTGGAGAGGCTTTAATATTGACGCTGGAATTTTCAGCATATCCCTGTGCGAACCCCAAAACTTTGCTTCATATCGCCAAAGCGAACTGGATACTACCCGTATTCAAGCATTTGCACAGTTAGAACCCTTGCCTTACATGAGCAAGCGTTTTATGATGAAGCGTTATCTAGGGTTAACCGAAGAAGAAATCCAAGAAAATGAAAAAGCCTGGAAAGAAGAACGCGACGAGCCAGAATTAACAACCACACAAGGACAAGATCTACGTGCCATTGGTGTTACACCGGCAGGATTGGAGCAAGATATAGCAACCGGACAAGAACTATCTGGAGCAGAAATAGGTATGCCACCGGGTGGTCCAGAAGGCGGAATGCCCGGTGCTCCTGCCACAGCACCTGGAATTGCTGGCGCCACTCCGGGCGCAGGTGTTCCTGGAGTATAAATACCTACATGATTCTCAACGAAATT